GCCACCGAAGCAGCCCCTTCTTTTAACGTGTCACCTAGCTTATGCGCCGGGGGAACCGTAGATACCCAGTGGGTCAGAAACACCAAACGAGTAACGCTCACGAGCTTTGTAGCGGCTGTTGCCAGTATCAAAGTCAGCGTCCATCGAAGTAGCCATTGGGCTACGTGTGAAGTGCTTCAGGCCGTTTGGAACATCAGTCATCAAGAACCATGCGTTGGTGTCTGTCAGGTAGTGGTTGACAGTGTAACCTTCAGGAATTGACCCGTTGTTACGCAGTGCGTTGATGTCGTTGTCTGCTGTGCCTACACGACCCTCGGTATCCAACAAACGTGTTGCAACGAATTGCAGTGCTGGTGGGATAACCAATTTGCGTGGTTTAGCAGCGATCAACAAGCTACGCTCGTCAGTCCAACCTGCAATCTGAATAACAGCCGCTTCCAAGGAAGTTTCGTTAAGGTCAGCCGCAACTGTTGGACGGTTCGAGTTTGATCCACCAGAAACAAGTGGGTGCGCTGTTGAACACAACGAAACACCGTCACCGTATGTGGTGCCAGCGGCAAACGCATTGTTCAAGATAGACGCAGCTTTAACTTGCTTGGTGTACGCCATCGCACGAGCAAGTGCTTTAGTATAACGAGACGACAAGGAGTCATACAAGTTATCCTCAATAGCTTCCTCAGTGATTGAGAAACCCATTGCCACTGTTTCGTGTGTGTAGCGAGCGGACCATGCTTCTTGCGCATTGTCGTACTCGATTGCAGAGCCTTCGTCTTTGACTGGGGCTGCTGAGAAACCGGATAATTTGGTCTCTTCCTCAAACGAACGATCTGAGGACTCTGTTTCAAAAATTTCGGCGTGTTCTTCACCGTATTTTGCGTATTCCATTCCGAACAATGCGTTCAGGCCGGGGAGCAGCTCTTTAAGTAGCTGGGCGCGTGAAATAGCCATGATTTATTCTCCTTATACGCCAGTTGCGTTCTGATACTGGTGCATTCCCCAGTTGAACTTAACAACCAGCTCGACATACGTGTCTGCAGCGGTTGCTGTCTCGGCCACTACGTCGATGACGCGGATTGGCAGAGTGTTCGTGGTGGCTGCTGAAGTCGAAAGTACAGCGACCTTCGAGTTCCCAGTTGCGGTGGAACCTGCGTTCTGGACGAGCGACACGTTGTTACCTACAACAGTGCGACCTACGCCAGCAATTACAGTTGTGCCAGACACAACAGCAACTTTATAAAGCTGGTCAGGATCGTCTGCTACATAAGCAACGATGTCATTCGCTGCAGTGTTTGCAGGGAAGTATTGGCTATACAATTCATAACCCAAGTTAGGGTCAGTGTATCTGCAGCCTAAGAATACACCGACTGGTGTAGCTGTAGCTGTGCCTTCATCTTTTTCAAGTGTGCCATCGGCAATTAACTTCACAAGGTCTCCGTTAAGAAGATTTGTGTCGTAGCCTGAAGCAATAGGGATTTGACGAGTTGCCCCGGCAAAGACCTGTCCGCCGACCAAATTGATCGGTTTCAGCCCATAGGGGGCGTCAACGGTAGGATAAGCCATTTTAAGCTCCTAAGATTAAGTTCCTTTACCGAAAGTGACCTTCGTTTTCCGTTCATTGAACAGGGGCATACGAGGATCATTTTCTCTCATAAGGTTGTTATCAACGGAGTGCATCTGAGACTTTGCTTGAGACGAATAATATTCGTTCCGCTCTTCAACCAACTCCTTTGGAGCCTTACAGAGCATCAAACCACCGATAACTACGTTGTCTTTGAAGCGTTCTTGCTCAATGGCAACCATAGTAATTTCTGGATGATCTGTTGCCTTTACAGGCTCCCAACCTTCTCTAAGTTTTGAAGAAACATTGGTGGCGTCTACTTGACCCTGCGTGCTAACGCGGACCCAGTGATAGTCGTACCCAGCCTCGGGCGTCGGAGATGGAAGCACCTCTGGACGAGTCCAAGACTTTTTGCGAACTGTACGTTCACGAGTTTCAAGTTCACGATTAATGCGATTCTCAGCCATTTTGTTTCCTCATATCTATTGCAACCTGTTTGGCGTATTGTTCGGGTGTCAACCCTAACCGTTTGGCAATCTGGACCTGTGTACGTGTTAACGTCACTTTCTTGGGCGCTGTGCTCCGCGTTGCGGGGGCAACCACTTGGGCCTTTTTACGCTTCGGTTCGGTATCCTCGAAGTTATCGGGGAAGACCTGACGCATACGAGAGTCAATCGTCTCGTAGTATTCATCACTCTGTGGGCTTACGCCCTGTTTGACAAGTTTGTTGTGCAACCCCAGCGCCAAACTTGTCATTTCATCGTCGCTGCCAAACCATGAATTAGTCTTTTGCCAACTCGCGGCCCGTTCATCGACTTGTACTGCCGGGGCGGTCTGTTCTACCTGCGTTTGTACAGGGGTTTCTGTCTCCTGTAAAGCGGGTAATTTGAAGTTTGCTAACCTATCGGACTTAATCTTAGCATTGGTTAGCTTTTCTTGTGCTTCGAGGACAGCATCCGAATCACCAGATTCATACGCTTCTTTGTACGCACGTTTGGCTCCCTCAGTCTCAATAGCGGCATTTCTCTTTGCCTGTTCAAGGAGAGCCGTTTGGTTCTTGTTGACGTTGCCCTTTAGCTTTTTGTTTTCTTCCATAAGCTGCTGAGTAACACGTTCAAGTTCTTGACGTTCTCGGAGAGCTTCTTCTTTAGCTCTACGCTCATCATGGTAGCCCTTGCTGAAGTGCTGAATACGCTTACGAACTTTGTCCGAATAGTCTTCCAACTCTTCGTCAGTGACATCCGTAGGCGGCTCAGAGGGCTTCCTGCCTCGGTCAGCTTTAGGAGTATCATCAACCACTTCCACTTCAACCGCATCACCGTCATAATCCACGTCGTCTTCAGATTCAGGAGCGGCGTCTGCTCGAAAGTCATCCGCAGTTTTCTTGCCAGAGATGTCGATCTCCACCGCGCTAGACTCTTCGATAGCCATTTTGTTGTCATCTTCATCATCGGGAAACTCAAACTCTACTTTTTGAAATGCCATATCTATGCCCTCTGAATACCTGTTGGATCAGCCACCACGGCCTCAACGGAGTCATCATTCATCAGACGATACTCGATCCCACCAATCGTAAAGCGCGTCCCTGAGTTCATACGGAACATCACGAAATCACCTTCCTTGCACCAAGGGCCGTCTGGAAAGCGGTCCTTATCTGCGTACGCGCCATCGCCCATATCAACAACAAGCCCAATAATAGACATGATATGATCTTGGTTCTTGGCCGTTTCGGTTTTCAGTATAGACGACCCGTCAAACGTCTCTTTGGGCTGCGGCAGTGCCACGAGCACACGGTATCCTACGGGTTTTGGTAGTTGTAGTTCTAGTTCAGCATCGCTGATTTTAACTGTTTCTTCAGTCATCATCGTTTTCCATATAGTTTCGCGCAAGGTCTTCAACATACGATTTGCTGGCTTCGAGACCCCGAATTAAGCCAACAACCTCCCTATAGTTCGCGTAATCTTTAGGCGACCCCGCGGATAGGAAACTCTGTGCGGACGAGATGTCCTCGTCGATTTTATTTTTCAGCACGTCAAAGACGGTTTTAGCCATGGTGTGTTATGACTCCTTCTTAGGTGTTTGGTTCTGTGCGTTCTGCATCATGCGTTCGACTTCAAGGTCGATTTTAGCATTAGCGGTGCGACGGTCTGCTGCCATTTTAAGCCCGTCTTTTTGCGCGGTGAGCATTAACTCTTCTTCTTCGAGCTTTAGCTTCTTCGCGTCTATCATAGTATCTGCTTGATTTTTTTGCTGTTTTAGTTGTAGTTCAGCTTGCTTAATCTGAGCGTCAGCCTGATCTTTTTGAGCTTTACGCTGCTCTTCGGCTTGCTTGATCTGCAGTTCGGCCTGTTTCATCTGGATGATCGGGTCTTGCTGCTGCTGTTGAGCCTTCTGCTGCGCTGCCTGCTGCTGGTTTGCCTGCGTAAGTTGCTTGCCTGCGTCTGCGACCAGACGTGACAGTTGTACTTCCATATCCTCGTCCATCTCCTCGTTCGGAGCAGGTAGTGGCACACCCAACTTCTCTTCGATCTTCGTGCGATACGCAAACCCAAGGTGTTCGGCAATATGCGCCTGTAGTGAGGCCATGATCTGTTTTGCCTGCGGGTTCTGACCGATCATCTGAGCCATCATCGGGTCTTGCATGAACGATGTATGTGTAGCGATATGCGCTTCGTGGTCTTGGTAGATAAACGCTTTCATCGGTTTGCCGACCAGCGCGTCCATGTTCTCGCTGATTGGGTCTGTAGGCTTCGCATCGTCCTTCGTAGGTACGAGCTTGTCCGCGTTCTTCACCCCCAGCACCTCGATCATCTGACGATGTAACTGTGGTAGGTCATAAATCTGTGGAGCCTGCGCTGACATCTGCAGGACTGTTTGGTACTGGACCACCCGCTGTGCCATCGTAGAGTTGTTAGGGTCGCTCACAGGGATCACATCGACCATCATATAGTCAGTACGCTTGGCACTCACTTCGCCTCTGTGTGGGACGTACGCGTACTCTGCGGGGGCATACTCCGCCATGATAGCCTTGAGGAGCTTGAACTCCTGCTTCATAGCGTAGTGCACACGTGCTTGCACCGCGGCCATAGGTTTGAGTGTGCGTTCCAGCAGTGCCAGTGTTGTGCCCACAGGAGCGTTGGCGGACATGTCAGAGATGTCCATATCGCTAATAGCACCCAATCTGCGACCTTCAGACGTAATCTGGTTCAATAGGGCTAGGAGCGTCTGTGAAGGCTCCTTATAGGGCAAAGGCATGATATTGTCACGGATAGACCCTGACGGTACATCTACGTCCTTAAACTCGCCCGGGTTGATCGGTGAGTCGTCCCCCTTGATACGTAGTCCACGGGACTTTAGCCCACCCGGGAGGTTGGAGAGCGTACCAGCATCAACGAGCTGACGTATCAAGGAAGTCCCAGCACGGGCATACCCACCGATAATGTGGATCAATCCGAGGCCATAGAACCCGAATCCCGGCACGTATACATAGTGGACGAAGTGCTGACGTTTCAAAGTGAGAGGATCACCTTCTTCGTAGTTCCTACGGATAGCCAGCACTTCGCCACTCCCACGCTCAATGGTAACAACATACGGGCGAGCAATCCCGTCATCGTCATCAACACCTTCAATCAAGAGGTCAGCGTGTATTTCATAGATAGCGTATCGTTCGTCATTTGTTAAGGAATAGCCACCATCTTCGGCTTTTTTCTCTTCAATATCAGTATGATACGGCTCTGGCTCGCCAAGGTCTATATCCCTATAGAACCCTGCTGCTTGGAGCTTCTTCAATTCGTTCTTTGTCTTACGCATTACGTGCGTTACACGCTCTGCAGCCTCAATATTTGATGCGCCGTAGGGCACAATCACGTCTTCTGCGGAGATATAAATAGACGCTTGACGACCTAAATTAGGGTCAAAATACACCTTTTTGAACGCCGATCCAGCCAATCCAAGGCTATATAGCATCCGTTCGTGCTCTGGACGATACTCAATCATGTTCTCAGTGAGTTCGTAGTTCATGTCGGCCCTAACACGGCCCGCGGCTTCCTCTTTTTCCTTGGTTTCTTCGCCAAGAATCTTTGTTTTTACTGGCCCCGCGGCAGGGAACGTCTCAGTCATAGCCTCTGCTTGGAACCGAATGGCGGCTTCTGCTAGAATTGTAGAATTAACTCCACACGCGCCTTCCCATGGGTCCATACGTTCTTCATACTTGAAGCCCAACACGTCCAGACCTGTAACAAACGTATCCGCCCAGTCTTTACGACCTTCAATGTCGGTCTCAACTTGACCCACAAGTTCACCAGATAATTCATTTAAGTGTGATTCATCAAGGACTTCAGCCAAGTTCATACCAAATTCGGTAAAATCCATCTCGTCACCGGGGATTATGGTGATCTCCATGCTACCGTCATCTAGTGTGACCGACTCTGGGTCTACGATCTCGATCTCTAGGTCAGAGACATCCATCTCTTCCACGCCGCCCAAACCACCTTCGAGGTCATCCTCAAAGCCTTGTGGTGCTGCGTATAATCCTTTTTCAATAGCCATAGCTAAATCCCCTAATAATACCCGCCTCGACGCTGTTTAAAGAACCGTTCTTCTTCAGGCTCATCGGTAGGCAAACGAATGAACCCTCCCTGCCGAAAGCGCATAAGGGCCATCACCGTGGAGTCTACGAGGTCATCATTACTCATAAATGGGAATCCTGCAATCTCTTCGACAACTTCTTCAGCCCACCGTGTCTGCGGCACCCACACAATTTCGGACGCAATTATGTCCGCTACAGAGTTGAGACGTGCCGTTTTGTCTCCCGACCCCCTGTGAGGGGTATACTCCGATACTGGCAAGCCCATACGTCGCATCTCTTGATACAGGGCTACACCAGAGCTTTTCTTCTCCACAATGAACGAATCTGGTTCCCAATCTTGGTATTCTTCCATTGCAAGCTGTTTAAGCTCTGGGAACTCCATACGCTGTTTGATACTATTTAACAATATAATATTGTACGCGTTGGTCTCTTCGTTCAAGAATACACCCCATGTGGTAAGGGCTGTATAGTCTGCACGGTTATGTCTCTCGGCTGCGGCGTCAAGCGACATGATAATGTACTCACAGGACGGAGGCTGCTCGTGCATCCACGTTTGCCACCACTCTCGTTTTACAATGGCGGCTTCTTCTGCGGTGGGTTTCTGCTGATACTGCGCGTTCCACTGGAACGTAGGCATCGACGCCTTGGTGCGTAGCAGCGCCTCTAAATCGAAGAACTCAGGCCACAAGGGCTTCTGAACTTCTTTCTTCGTCTTCTTGTTTAACACTTCTAATATGGCTGGGAACTCAACCACCTCATACTGATCTGAGCGTTCGTTCTGTGTCATGTCACGTACAACACGGCCTGTCAGGTCATCCATGTGCCACCGTGTCTGTATGATCGCTACACGGCCTCCCGGCATCAAACGGGTACGAGCACCGAAGGTGAACCACTCATATGCCTTCTCAAAGACCTCAAAGTTGCCGTTGATAACATCTTGCTCTGAGTGTGGATCATCCACAAGTAACAAATCAGCACCACGGCCTGCAAGCGCAGAGCCAATACCGCACGCATAGTATTCTCCCCCTACATTTGTGTTCCATCGTCCTGCTGACTTACTATCAGACGCAAGCTGCACGGTGGGAAATATCGACCGATACTCCTCGGTGGCAATTAAGTTACGGACTTTACGCCCAAAATCTACAGCAAGATCAGTAGTATGCGATACCATCATAACCTTTTTGTTTGGGTTTCGCCCCAAAAACCACGCCGGATAGAAGATAGAAACAAGCTGTGACTTGCCATGACGCGGTGGAATGTTCACACAAACACGGTCTTTGTCACCACGCTCAATGCCCATCAACATGTTTGCCAGTATACGGTGGTGCTTACCCACGATAAAATCCGGCATCATCAGCTTGCAGAACTCGATCAGGTCGTCATATGCACGTTTGTTGGTACTTCTTGTGTGCAGCTCATCGACCATACGGTCAATTTCGGCCACTTCCTCAATGCTAAACGCGTCTAGGTTCGCCAACATGACCTCAATATCGGCCTCGTTGAAATCCAAGCCCTCAGTCATCGTCAAACCCAAACTCTTCGTCGGTATCTAAGTCTTCAACAGGGATAATGGTGGCATCTTCTATCTCTGGTTGTGGGTTTACCAGCTTTGCGAGCTTACTACGCAGTTTTTCTTTGAGATCGTCGGTAGTTTGGTGCGTGATTGTCACCTCAGACTTCTCTGTAAACAAACCTACGTCTGAAATCTTACCCAGAAGCTCAAGCGCACGCATACGCACGCGAGGATCAGGGTTTTCGGACTCTATAACGAGCTTATTAGTCACCAAATTACGCAGTTGTTTGGAAGATTCGACCACAGAATGGTTAAACTCGTCTATGATGTTGCTTGTTAACCGCACAGATGCAGGTGTTAACGCCGCGGCGCGTTTGTTGGTAACTTTTTGGGATGTTTTGTCTGGTGCACTGGCATACGCAGTGGCCAAAGTAGCGGCGATTTCCTTATCCGACTCATCTGGTTCGAGATTTGCGCCGTGTTCCTCTAACTTATCCACGGTTTTACCCAACGCAGCCGCGCGTTCCGGTAGAGGTATGCTCTTAACCTCATCTTCTAGGGGCACCCCTAGTTCAGGAATGGCATTCATTGTCATAGTACATCGCAGGTTGGTAACCGATAACGTAATAATAGGGTACAAAAAATTTTTTGACAAGGGTTTTCAAAAAGGGGTGGGGGGTTTTCAAAAAATAGCAATTCATTCGTCCATATTAGTATATATACAGATGCGCGGAGTCCCACATAACAGGGCGGGGGGTGGCCCCCCTGTACCCCTTCGAATATGCCCTTTTTCGGGCAGATGCCCGAATGTTGCCAAGTGACATCCCGTGACATCCCGTGTTATTTAATGACATTCGGTGGCATTTAATGCTGGACAGCTCCGGCGATGCCATGCTATAAAGAGTTATCGGAAGGCCACAATGGATAGCCGATTTATCTGGAGACTAAAAATGTCAAATCTTAAAACACAAATCATCGCCGAAGCTAAAGCCCTCAAAGTCGAAGGCCTTACATCAATTCAAGCTGGATCGTTCGGCGTATCGCATAACGCGGGGGAGACAGCGACAGCCTGTTACGCGTACGCGTACAAAGAGGGCACGCGTCCAACCGATCTGGAACGTCCTAAAAACAAAGTATCAACAGCCACCGAAGCATCATATGCGGGCTGGCAGGCGGTCGCGCGGGCTAAAGTGTGGTCGGCACAGGACGCGGCTTTCATGGAATTGCCAGCGCCAGCGCGTGATGACAAAACGGCCAAGGCCGAAGCTGCGCGGGATCGCCGCAAAGCCCTATCGGACAAAGTGTCCAATGCGATCAAAACATATCGCCGCGGATTGGTCACGCAGGACAAACTGGCAAATCCAGACGCGTACAAGACTGACAGCGCCGCGAAAGGGCCGAAGGCCGCAACAGAAATTCTGGCGCAGCACATCACAAACGCGATCAAAACATTGCAGGGGGACAAAGTGTTTCCAGATAATTTTGAGCAAGACGTGGCGGTCGCGCAGCTCTTAGCGTTCCAGCGGGCTCACAAATTGGATAACTAATCCATCCCATAACAAGTGATCGGGCGGCCTTCGGGTCGCCCTTTTTTGTGCCCAGTGTTTCGGGCAGCTGCCCGAATGTTGTTGCGTTTCACCATCGCTGCGCATATAGTGGCAATACATTGCATACCATTGCACTACTAGGCCCGCTTCGGCGGGCTTTTTTTTATTCGGGCATTTGTCCGAAATTCGTGATACC